TTGTGCCCGGCAAAAAGGTTGGGAATTCGTTCGTGTTGCATTGTGTTTGAAATCAACAAAAAGAGGTGTGTTGAATTAAAAATCTTCGAAAAAACGAAAATTTTTGATTTTTTCAACCTTTGTTGCACGCTTTGGTGCAACTTACCCGACTTTTTGCGTAGTTTACAGTCCGTGCAAAAAGAAAGGATGCGAAAAATGGCAACGAGCAGGCAAAGAGCCCTGAGCGATAAGGAAACGCTTTTTTGCGAATATTATATGATCTGCCGCAGCGCAAGAGACGCGGCGGCTCGCTCAGGGTACAGACTTTTTCCCGAGAGGACAGGGATGCGGCTTCTGAGAGAAAAACGGATCCGCACGAAGCTTGCGGCCCTCAAGCGGAGTGAAAACCGAAGTGAGGCGGCGGCAGGGCTGAGCAGGATAGCCTTCGGCAGTACGAGCGATGCCGTCAGGCTGCTGTATGCCGAGGAGCCGCCCACCCCTCAGGAGCTTGAGAGGATGGATCTTTTTTCGGTGGCCGAAATAAAGCGTCCCAAGGGGGGCGGCATGGAGATCAAATTTTTCGACCGCATAAAGGCACTCGAAAAGCTGTCCGAGCTTTCTGCTTCGGCAGAGGGTGAGAGCGGTATGAACGAATTCGTCAGCGCTATACAGCGCGGTGCCGACCTGATACGGGAGGAAGAGGAATGAAGCTCGCACCGTTTTCGAAAAAGCAGCTCACGGTGCTTACCTGGTGGTGTCAGGAGAGCAGGTACAGAAACAGGGATGCCATAATATGCGACGGTGCCGTCAGAAGCGGAAAGACCCTTTGTACCTCCGTCTCCTTCGTGATCTGGGCGCTTACGGCCTTTAAGTGCGGCACCTTTGCGATCTGCGGTAAGACGGTGACCTCACTCAGGCGAAACATCGTGACTCCGCTTATGAGTCAACTCGGCTCGATGGGCTTCGAGTGCCGACTGAGATCGGCGGGAAGCCTTCTTGAGGTGACGAGGGGAAAGCGAAGGGCGCTTATCTATCTCTTTTCGGGAAAGGACGAGGGCTCGGCTGCTCTCATACAGGGCATTACCCTTTGCGGAGTATTGCTTGATGAGGTTGCGCTGATGCCCCGTTCCTTCGTTGAGCAGGCAATCGCGAGATGCTCGGTCAGCGGCTCGCGCCTCTGGTTCAGCTGCAACCCCGAAAATCCTGCCCATTGGTTCTACCGTGAGTGGATCAAAAAGGCACAGGAGAAGAACGCACTTTATCTGCACTTTACCATGGAGGACAATCTTTCGCTCTCAAAGGAGATCGTGGAAAGGTACAAGAAGCTGTATTCGGGTACCTTTTACGAAAGATTCGTTGAGGGCAGATGGGTAGCGGCAGAGGGACTCATTTATCCCTGCTTCAGGGAGGATGAGCTTTGCGACCCGCCCGAGGACTGCGAGAGGTACTATATCTCCTGCGATTACGGTACTGTAAACCCCTTTTCGCTCGGTCTGTGGGGATTGCGGGGCGGTGTGTGGTACCGTCTTAAGGAGTACTATTACAGTTCAAAGGCGCACGGACAGCAAAAGACGGACGAGGAATATTATCGCGAGCTCTGCGCACTCGCAGGAGACAGAAGGATCGAGGGGGTCGTTTGCGATCCCTCCGCCGCCTCCTTTATCACCCTTATCAGGCGGCACGGAAGGTTTCCGGCCATACCTGCAAAAAACGACGTTATCGACGGCATCCGCTACGTAGGCGATGCGATTACCAAGGGTGAGATAAGAATATGCAGAGGCTGCGACGCCGCCGTCAGGGAATTTTCCCTTTATCGCTGGGATGAGAGCGGCGCGAAAGACCGCCCGATAAAAGAGAATGACCACGCGATGGACGATATTCGGTACTTTGTCGCGACCGTTCTCCGCGGCGATGACGGCTTCTTCGTTCTGTCCAGCAGGAGAAACAACACGTTCTGACGATCCGTGTAAAGTTTGCACAGAAAGGATTCACAGCATGAAAGAAAAGAAAAAGGAGGAACAGACGGTCTTCGTTCAGACGGCACCCTCAAAAAGCCACCCCTTCGGGGCGGTTGACCGCTACGTTCCTCTGATGACGCCCGAGGCGAGGCTTTACGCGTCCCTTGCCGAGGGTATTCCGATCATCTCCGCCGCAATACAGAAGACCGTGCGGCTGGTCGGCGGTTTTAAGGTGGAGTGTAATCACCCTGCCGCCGAAAAGGGGCTTCAGAAATTCCTTAACAGCGTCAGGGTCGGCAGCTGTTCTCAGGGTATCGACGCCTTTATTTCGCAGTATCTTGAGCAGATGATGCTTTACGGTACCGGAATAGGAGAGATCATTCTTGATAAAAGGACGCTTGATATAGCAGGTCTTTATAATGCTTCCGTCGGTGACGTTGAGCTTGTTGTCGGGGACGATCCGCTGACGGTGGACGTATGCCGCAGAGAGGGGGCGCGCGCCGTACCCGTGCCGCGTCCCGACCTCATACTTTTGTCGGCTCACGATCCCACCCCCGAGCGTCCCTTCGGTACGTCGGTGCTTTGGTCGCTGCCATTTGTCAGCTCGGTACTGCTCAAGATCTATAACACCGAAAAGATCAACTTTGACCGCGTAGGAAATCTTCGCTTTGCGGTTACCTGCAAGCCTCCCGAAGGGGGAGTCGGCAGCAGGGAGCGGGCGCAGATGATAGCCTCGGAATGGTCCAAGGCTATGCGCAGTGACGGCACCGTCAGCGATTTCGTTGCGATGGGTGACGTCGATATCAGGGTAATAGGTGCGGACAGTCAGGTGCTTGACTGTGAGGTTCCGGCAAGACAGATGCTTGAGCAGATCGTTGCAAAAATGGGCATACCTCCGTTTATGCTGGGACTGAGCTGGTCGTCGACCGAAAGAATGTCCTCGCAGCAGGCGGATATGCTGACCAGTGAGCTCGAGGCGTACAGAAGGGTGATTACACCCGTTATCAACCGTATTTGCTCGCTGTGGCTCAATATTCACGGCTTTTCGGACGAGCACAGCGTGGTATGGGATAACATATCGCTGCTCGACGAGACCGAGCTTGCCAGAGCCGAGCTGTACCGTATGCAGGCCAGACAGATCGAGCACAGTCTCAGGGCAAAAGGAGAGTAAAGCATGGAAAATCAAATCATAGGCTCAGCGGCCGAGGAGCTCTCGGAGGAGCTCGGGCTGATCAACGCATATACGCTCAAAACCCTTGGAGCCGACGAGGTGTTCACCTTTACGGTCACGCTGTGTGACAACGAGACCGACAGGGATTTCGACAGGTTTTCGACCGAGGCACTTAAGGGACTCGCCCCGATGTTCGTGGGCAAAAGCGGAATTTTCGATCATTCGATGAAGGCTAAGGATCAGACTGCAAGGGTATTCAAGACCTGGGTGGAGACCGATCCCGTGCGGCTTAACCGTCAGGGTGAGCCGTATTCTGCGCTCAAGGCAAAGGCTTATTGTCTGCGCACCCCTTCAAACGCTGATTTTATAGCCCAGGTCGAGGGAGGGATCAGCAAGGAGGTATCCGTAAGCTGCTCGGTTGCGCGATCGGAGTGCACCGTCTGCGGAAAGAACACCCGAGAGGAGGCCTGCGGTCACATCAAGGGCAGATATTACAGAAAGAGCGGCAAAAAGGTGCTCTGCTGTAATATTCTTTCGGAGCCGTTCGATGCCTACGAATGGTCCTTCGTGGCGGTTCCGGCCCAGAAGGCAGCAGGGGTTACCAAGTCCTTTTCGGGCGAGCAGTCCAAGGAAGCCGTAAAGGCGGCAGGTGACACGGCGTCGCTTGAGGAGGAGTACAGAAACGAGCTGTGCCGCGAGATCAAAAGGTTTGCTGCGGTATCACCTCCCGGCAGCGCGGTCGTAGGCGAAACGTTGCTTTCGGCAATGTCGATCGATGAGCTGAAGACCTGCCGCTGCGAAATGAAAAAGGCGGCCGAAAAGGGCTTTATCGGCTCACAGCTTGCGGCCAAACGCTCCCTGAATCAGGGCAGCGAGAATGAATATTTCAAAATATAAGGAGAAAAAGAAATGAAAATCTCATACGACGGACTTTTCGATAAATGTGCCACCTTTATGTGCGGCGACATTGAGGAGAATACTCCCGTAAAGGTCTCTGAAAACTGCACCGTTGCGGCAGCCGCTTCGGACGAAGAGTTTTGCGGAGTTGTTGCAGGTGTCAGAAACGGTATGTGCGCCGTTAAGATGAACGGTGCAGTTACCCTCGGATATACCGGCAACGCTCCCGCTCTCGGTTTCACACAGCTTTCGGCCGACGGCAACGGCGGCGTTAAGTCGGCATCGTCCGGTATTATGCGCCTTGTAGTCGAGGTCGACGAGCAGGCAGCTACCGTGACCTTTATTATGTAAGGAGGAAAATCAGAATGAATTACGACAGCATAAGACTTGAAAAGGGTATGTACGCCTCCTCAAAGGGGTTTGCAAAGACCCTTGAGGAGCTTGATCCCTCCGAGCAGTACGAGGGTACTCCTCTTGCAGGACTTGACGCGTTTCAGCGTCAGCTCAAAAGATTTGACATCAAGGTAGGCGGAGCCTCCTCCGATACGGTTGAGAAGTTCTTCAAGACTACCGATTCGGCGGCACTTTTCCCCGAATACGTTGCAAGAGCGGTGCGTCAGGGTGCCGAGGGCGCAAATTTGCTTTCGGACATCGTTGCAACCACTACCCGCATCGATTCTATGGACTACCGCACCATTACCTCCGTTCCTGCCGATTCGGACAAGGAGCTTAAGGACGTTGCGGAGGGAGCAGAGATTCCCCGTACCAAAATCACCACGCAGGACAACCTCGTTTCGCTGCACAAGCGCGGCAGAATGCTGGTTGCTTCCTACGAGGCTTTGCGCTTCCAGCGTCTTGACCTCTTTACCGTTACTCTGCGCCAGATAGGTGCATATATTGCCCGTCAGCAGTTTGCCGATGCAGCCAACGTTCTTATCAACGGCGACGGTAATAACAACGCGGCTCCCGTTCAGACGCTTATCGACAGCACCGCAGGTCTTTCCTACGAGGATCTCATTGCTATGTGGAACGGCTTTGAGCCCTACGAGCTCAACACCTTCGTCGCTTCCCCCGAAGCCATGGCAGCTATGCTTGCCGTAGAGGAATTCAAGGATCCCGCAACCGGTCTCAACTTCCAGGCGACCGGCAGACTGGTATCTCCCCTCGGTGCAAAGATAGTCAAGAGCAATCTCGTTCCTGCCGGTAAGCTTATCGGCCTTGACAAGAACTGTGCTCTTGAGATGGTGGTGGCCGACGATATCAGGGTCGACTATGACAAGCTCATCGACAGACAGCTCGAGAGAGCGGCGATAACCTCTATTGCCGGCTTTGCAAAGATCTTTGCAGACGCCTCGAAGGTAATCTCCCTCAACTGAGCAATACAAGCGTAAGGGGCCGCAAAAGCGGCCCCGAGGAGGTCAGGATGGATATAGATAAGGTTATAAAAATTTTTACGGTCTACGCCCCTATGAACGAAAGCGGGATAGAAAAATACAGACAGCTTATACAGACGGCCGTCGCACGCGTAAGCTCGAGAATTCTGATAGCACCTCGGAACGAAAACGAAAAACGTCTCTTAGAAGCTGCCGCCGCCGCAGAGGCCTTCCGAGACTACGTCATACTTGAGATGACGAGAGAAGCGGCCGAGATCACTGCGGGTGATATCAGCATCAAGCAGCAGCACGCAGACGTTATCAAGCTGGCTAATCTGGTATACAACAAGAGTATGGAGGATGCAGGCTATATGCTTTCGGACAGAACGGGCTTCGTTTTTATGAGGGTAACGCCGTGAATCAAGCCCAAAAAGTAGAGCTTAAGATGAAGAAATACGGTGTCAGGACCACTCTTCCTAAGGACGGCAGGGAGTTTTACGCCTTTATACAGCCCCTCAGATACAAATCAAAGATGTACCTCGAGACGGTCAAAACACCTATCGGTGATGCCAGCGAATCGAGGTTTCTTTATATCGGTCCTGCATCGGTAGACGTTACGCTTCTTGACGAGACCGACGTCATAAGAAGTAACGGTATGAGCTATTATTTCGTAATTGCCGAGCCTGTATGGTTCTCGGACGAGGTTATATATTACCGTGCCGTTCTTAAAAAAGCAAGGGAGGCGGAGTAATGTCCTTTATTACAGAGATCACCGACCGCGTAACGTCGGCACTGAGCTCCTTCGACGGCCTTGAGGGGGCAAGGGTGGTAAACGAGTATACCGCCGAAAAAAAGACCGAGCCGTTGGCTTTTCCCATTATCGGGGTGGGCTTTTATTCGGTTGAAACCTCGGCCGGCGCAACCGTACCCTGCGATAACGGTACGGCCTACCGTTGTACTGCGGTCATCAAGGTGAGTATCAACATACCCCACCGTTTCGAGGGTGAGGAGTGTTACCGTATTATGGGCGAAGCGGTACAGGCGTTGCTTGGTATTCCCGGAATATCATTCGTGAAGAGCGGCGAGATGCGGCACGAGCGCACCTGCGGTGCGTTAGTGATCGATCTGTCGGTCACCTTCTCGGGAATGTTGGCCGTCAGTGAAAATTCCGCCTGCCCTCAGATCAAGGATATAAAGATCAAAGGAGAGAAGAGCTATGTCAGAAAAAACTGAATTTCTCCGTCCCGGAGTTTACGTCAGCAGGGGTGAAATATTCTCCCGCGGAGCAAAGGGACGCTCCGTCTTCATTATCAGCGGTTCTGCTGAGGGGGACGGAAAAATCTTTGAGGCGGTAAGGGGCAAAATGCCCTTTGAGGGCAAGGAATCGGAGGGAGATCTCGCCGTGCTTTGTGAGGCGGCCCTTGAAAACGGTGCCGCAAAGGTATACGCCGCCTGCCTCGGCGGTGATATGACGCCGGAGCTTTTGCTCGGTGAGGTGTCTGCCAAAGAGGACGTCGCGGCGGTGCTTTGTACCGTGGCTGATGCTGCCGAAACGGTATGCAAAAGCTGTACTTCTGATTCGGCGTCAGGCAGGGAAAGAATCTGCGTTATTGCGGCAGACAGCCTTGAGTCGGCCCAAAGACTTGCAGGCTCACTCAACAGCGAGAGAGCCGTCGTTACCGGTCAGAGCGTAAGCTTCAAGGGTGTCAGCTCCTACGCTCTTGCAGGTGCCTGCGTTGCGGGTGCAATCTGTGAGGGCTACGCATCGGGCAGAACCCTGACCGGCAGAATACTCGACGGCATATCCGTTGATGAGCAGCCTCGAGATGCACAGGTTGTTGAGGCAATATCCTGCGGTGTGACGGTCATTGAGAACACCCCCAAGGGCGCACAGATAATCAGAGCCGTCACGTCGAGGACGACCGTGGACGGTATACCAGACAATTCTTACAGGGATCTGTCGGTCATAACATCGGCTGATAAGGTGATCGCGGAGGTCAGGCAGATGCTATCCGAAAGGCTTGCTTTTTCCAAGAACAATGCCGATACCCGCAGAGCAATCTCGTCGCAGACGGTAATTCTTCTCGAAGAGAAGCTCCGTCAGGGACTTATCGACGACTATGAGGTGCCCTGCGTTACGGCTGACAAAAACGATCCGTCGGTCTGTATTTTGCCGCTGACCTTTACGCCTGCCTGTGCTCTGTGCAGTATCAGCGTTTCGGCAAGTGTAAGACTGTAGAAAGGAGAATGGTATGACGAACTGTATTTTCCCTACTACGAGGGACGTTTACATCGAGGTGGACGGCAAGAAGATTGCGGCGGTCGAAAGCTATAAGACCACTGCGTCGCAGGAAAACCGTCTTATTGAATCCTTTGGGCTTGACGAGGCGGTGGCAAACGTCAAGGGCAAAAAGACCTATACCCTTGAGCTGTCGAGGGTATGTATGACCGATTCCGCCATGAGTGACGGGGTGGATTTTTACGAGCTTGAGAATTTCAATATCGTAATCGTAAAGCCGGACAGACGCATCATATATTCCGGATGCATATGGAGCAGGCTGACCGAGTCGGCCGCTCTTGGCGAGACGCTTCTTGAAAAGGTTACCGTCAGTGCTGCCGGAAGGATGTGTATTAAATGACACAGATCACCGTTATGATGGAGGGCGGAGAATACCTTATCGGTACTCTGCCTTCCTTTGATATGCTTCACGTCAAAAAAGATGCGGCCGAGCTGTCCTCGGGCCTTGACGAGGAGGGACTCGATTTTACGCCCGAAACGGTGAAAAGAGCCTGCCTTGCCGCCGCGGTGCTTAAGGGCGGAAACGGCGAAGGAGTATTTCCGTCCGGACTTGACGCTCTTAAGGGATTGACGGATGAGCAGCTCTCTACCGTGGCTGAGGCGTATACCCTGCTTGCCGAAAGGACAGCAGGAAGTATTTTCGGCGATGAGGCTTCGATGCTTTCGGAAAAGCGTCAGGAAAAAGAGCAAAACGGAATTTCACGTAAGGCTACCGAAACGTCTTACGGCAGGATAAGCGGCTCGGCGTTTGGATTTTCTGACGGCGGCAACGTGCGAGAGGTAAGTCACAGAGTATCTGCAGCCGCAGACGAGCAGTATATTTCGGATACGGTTGAGGGACGAATGCTGCGTTTAGTGGCTGATACGTCGGAGGTGCAGAGATGATACCCGAAAAAATCAAGTTCGGAGATTATATCTTCAATATTAACCCCGAGACTCTGCGTGTTTCGGACGGCAGAAGGGTTTCGGAGTACGGAAGTCTTCAGAATATGGGAGACAGAGTTTTTGATGCCGGACAGAAATGCCGCAGGGTCACGGGAAGCGGAATGTTTTGCGGTGAGCGCGCTATGGTGGATTATATGAGGCTCAGGTATCAGATGAAGATGGGAATGCAACGGCTTTATCTTCCGGGACATTCGCCCTTTAACGCTATTATGACTTCGCTGGTTGTAACCTCGCAGCCGGGCCCCGACCGCCTTGAATATACCTTTGAGTTTATTCAGACCGAGGCGAACGAGGAGTACGGTTATCCGGACTACTCCTCGCACACGGTTTCGGAGGGTGAAAATCTTTTCAGCATTGCTTCGCTGTACTCGTTGTCATACGAGCATCTGATAAACAACAATCCGTCAATAACCGATCCGTTTAATCTGACGGTGGGAATGAGGATCAAGCTATGAGCAGTAACGTAAAGCTGGGTCTGACTCTTGCTGACGGCACGGTTCTGGAATTGTTCTCAGGCGTAATCTCGTTGGTTATTGACGCCGATATTTTTTCGGCAGCCGACAGCTGCAGCGTGGTGTTCACCTCTAAAAAACACATAGGAGAGATAAGCAAGGTGTCGGTTTATATCGGAGGCGATCTGCGCTTCAAAGGGGTTTGTGACAAGCAGCTTTCGGAGCGTGTTGGCACGGGCCTGGAGATCACCCTGCAGTGCCGCAGTCTTGCAGCGTATATGGTTGATAATGATTTTATGCCCGGCAACTATACTAACATGCAATACCAATCGTTTCTCAACCTTCTCGCAAACGCCGCAGAGGTGGATGTTTCATCGGAAAACACGAGCTTTGAGCTCGGCGGCTATTTCAAGATAGGAAGCAGTACCACCTATTATGATGCGCTGACAAAATTTCTTAAGCTTACGAAGGGCAGTACGCCTCGTATAGATTCGGTCGGTGTATATCGCAGGGATTGGTTGGACGTGCCCGAAGCAGGTCTTATTTCTAACGAAAACGAGGACGGAGTACCCTTTTTATCGGCCCAGCGGCAGTTCAAGAGAAGTGCCGCCATCGGAAGGATAGTATCACCCGATCCGGACGGACTGTACACGGTAGGCGTTACGAATACGGTTGCCGAAAGGCACGGCATCACAAACGAGGTATACAGAAGCTTCGCGTCATACAGTGAGAGCGAGAGATATAACAAGATCAAGACGGCGTTTGCAAAGCAGAACGGCGAGCTCGAAAGGTATACCATTCTTGCAGACGCAAAGGGGCTTCCCGAGTCGTTCACGGTCGGGGCCTCGATAGCCTTTTCCGACAGTCTTGTTGCGGGCGGTTCTGTATATCTGGTAATTACCGGACACAAAAGAATGCTCGACGAGGATGGCGATCGGGTACTCATCACCGCCACACCTCACCTCAACGTCGTTTACTATTAAGGAGGACGGTATGTATCTTTACGGAAAACTTAAAAATCACGATGAGCGTCAGCTGTCGGTCGGAAGTATTGCGGCTGTAAACGGAGCTTCGGTTACGGTTGCTTCGTCAAGTGAGGCATCAGAAACCCGTCTTATAGCCATCGGCGGACAGACTCCGTCCTATTCTGTCGGAGACAGGGTGCTTATTGCAGAGATGGGAGGTATATTGTATGTCGTCGGAAAGATCATATAAAAAACTGCGCGATACGCTTATCTGCGATGGGGATTATCTTACCGATGCAGACGGTCTGCCCGGGGATGCGGGCGAGGATGCACTGCTTCAGATGATGTATATATGCCTCGCGGTCAAGAAAGGGAGCTTTTATCTTGATCCTCTGCTCGGAAGTGAGCTTTACACGTTGCGCGGAATGACTCCCGATGAACAAAAGCTGCGGGTGGTACCGATATGCGCCGAGGCACTTGAAAGGATAGAGGGACTTCTTCTTACGGGGGCGCGGATCTCGGAAACGGACGGATTGCTTCACGTTTCGGTCAGTGCCCGACTCGGAGAATATGAAAAAGAGGTCGGCCTCTGCCTTTAGAAAGGATTGAATAAATGACTTACGAAAAAGTATTGCAGGAAATGCTGGAGAATTACAACGGCACCTGTGGATTTGTTCCCGCCGACGGCAGTGACCTTATGATAAGACTCAGGACGGTTGCCGCGGCGGTATGGGGTATACACAAAAGGGTGGATGCTCTTGAAAAGAAATGTAACGTATATACCGCCTGCTCAAAAGATCTCGACGGCTTTGCGGCACTTGCAGGCATCACGAGGCGTTCTTCGGTAACGGCAAAGGGAACGGTTTGTTTTCTCCTTCCTTCAAACCCGTCGGCACCGGTCGTTATTCCGAAGGGCACCGAGCTTTTGTCGGTGAAATATCCCGAGGCAGTAGCGGTAACTACGGAGGATGCGGTTATCGGAACCGATTCGCGTGAGGCGCAGGTTACGGCAGAGCTGCTCGACGGCGACTGTGCCGGTCTGCCCGCGGATGCCTTCAGCATAATACGCCTGAACGTTTATCCCGGAATCAAGGTTCTTGCTTTTGAGTTTTCGGGCGGTCGTGCGGCCGAGGATGACGACGCACTCAGGGAAAGGGTGCTTAACGCCCTCGTATCTCCCGCAAACGGAATAAACCTCGAATATTATAAAAGGGTACTTAACGAGCTTCCCTGCGTAAGGGATTCGGCTGTGGAAAGCGACGGTATCGGCTCAATTAAGGTTACCGTTATGCCTTCGGGAACTCTGACGGACGACGAGACTCTGTCGGCGGTAAAAGAGGTGCTGAAGGATAAATGTATCTTCGGGCACAGTATTACCGTCAGCCGTGCGGAAACATATGAGTTTACGTTCAATATCTATGCAACGCTGAGCCAAAAGGGAAAAACGGTCGGAGATATTGAGGAGTACGCGACGAGGGTTCTGAACGAGCACCTGAGAAGCAAAAAATTATCGGATAAGCTTAGTGCGGCGGAGATATACGCGCTGTACGATTCCTGCGGATGCTTTACCGATTTTACCGTTTCGGGAATCTCATTTCCCGTCACGGCAGGCGAGAAGCGAGAGCTGAGGGCAGGATGCGTTTTTGTGAGCGAGGCGTAG